TATGCCGCCAATAATTGGATACCAGCCCCTCTGGCCCCTGCTGATTACTAGCAAGACCATTCCCGCAATCAGGCACAGCCCCCCTATGCCGCTTAAGACAGTCAACGTCTCCGTTGTGTCTTTCGCCCCCTGCAAAATGCCGACTGCTTTTCCCGACGAAAAATCTAAAGGCGCAGTTTGACATCCTGCAAGGCCAATAAAAACAAAGCTTACAAGCATAAAAAAACGCAAGGTTTTCATCTAACGTCTTTTCGTATTGTAAAAGCTTTTTCAAAATGCTTTGTAAGCTTGTTTGCGTTTGCAGAGATTCGGTTTTCGTGGGCTTCAATGCGATGCTCGATAGCAGTGAGCTTGGTGTTTACGCGCCACAAAAACCCAAATATGCCCAGGATTGCAGGGCCAGCAATGCTCAGCCCAATTGAAACTAAATGAGCTTCCATTTTCAATCACCCCGGTCTTCAAGGCGTTGAATTCTGTTTTTAAGCTCTTCTAAAAAAAAGGCGTGTGTGGAATCATTAGCTTCAGAAAGAACTTGTGATTTGACGAGATCTTGAGTTATGTCTCTCAACTCACCAATATGAACGCCGTTCATTTCCACAAAATGATCTTTTCTGCCGATAGTCACAAACAACCCCGCAGCAGTAGCCACCAAAACAAAGGTCTGTATCATCTGCCAGGGGTCGGTTTTTTTGTCAACAGAAGGCATGCAAATGCTCAAATAGATTCAAGTTGAGACATAGAGCATATCGGCAGTTTGCATTTTATCCCAACCGAAAATTACTACCTTGAGAAAAAGTTGACAGACCGACCCCTTGCGGGGCCGGTGCTTCTCACTACCCGTCGAAATTAGCTTGACGAGCCGCCGTGCGTGTTTAGGCATCGCACGATTTCACCCTGCCTGGGAGAACGCGGACTGAGCGGGCAAAGCAGTGTGTCGGTGCGCCGACTTTGCCGTTCTCCAATAAAGCGCTACCGAGCCGCGCTAAGGCTTACTGGCTGTCCTGAGACTTGATCTCGCGCCAGCAACGAGCATGTTTTAATTGTCAGACTCTTTCACAAAAATCTCAACCCCACCAACCGAATCTTTTTCACATTTCCTTTGTTCCACTTTCAGTGTTGCGTGCCTTGGACTGTCATCTTGTATCACGCCCAAACCACCCTTGTCTTTTAATGCATCCAATATGAATTTGCAACCACCGTACAAATTGTCAATGTCAAAAGCCCTTTTCCTTTTGCCCCACAACCTTGTGACTTTAATATCAACCTGATTTTCAAACTTTGGCAGCGGCTTGTCTCCGTAAGCCACAATCATGTGCAACAGGTTTTTGTACGCCTTTTTTCTTACCGCCCAATGCATGCGCATAAGCTTGTTTGGGTTTACTAAATCGTATCCGGGGAGGTAGCAGCGCCACGTATCAGGTTGAGAACATCGATTCTTTGACACCCTTGATACTTCCATTCTCGAAGATCCTTTGCTGGCGGCGTTGCAACTGAAACACTTTTCGACTTTCCCTGCAAGGCCTCTGCAAGTTTTTGCGCACCAGTTTGTCCTGGGCCGTCTGAATCCGCCAATATGCACACGTGTTCAGATTGAAGAAGCTCAACCAATAGCTTTTGACCACCAAGACAAGAGGGCCTTCCCACAGTGCGAAAGTCAAAATCTAAACAAGCTGCGGTGTCAGTAGGCCCTTCACACACGATGACGGGCCGCTTATCGGAATCAAACCCCTTGGGAATAAACAAACCCTCACGACTCCCGGTAAATGCAAACTTCTTGCCAGCAGATTGCCGAACGCGTATGCCCACCAATTGGTAGCCCTTACGAAACATCGGAAAGCAATAACCCCTTTTGGTCTTGCTGTATCCAATCCACAGCCTCAACCAAGCTTCTTCGCTGATTTCCAGGTTTTCAATCAAAGACACCAGCATCTTGTCCGAGCTTTTGAGCATCATGTTTTTCATCAACTCAGCTTGAACAGAATTGTGCAATGGCAATTCAGAACGGTACGATTGTACCGCTTTGTCTGACGCGTAATTGCCGCCAGCAGACTTGCTGTTGTCTAGCACGTGCAAGTACCCGCTTCCATCGATGTACTTGGCGCTTCCCTTTTCTGTCCTTGGGCAAATTGCGGCGCTGCCATCAACAGCAACAAGGCACCAATCACCAGTGCCACAAATAGGACACTTCTTTCTTGCTGATACTCTTTCAAAAGCACCCACAAGTCACCTCTTTTTGTTAATCAAGCGGTCAATCTGATCCGAAGCTTCCCGAAAAGTCATCGCAGAACCATCAACCCCAAACTTGTTAAGCAACTTTGCTTGTTTGAAAGTACACAGGTTTTCTTTGCGCCTTTTCACGACGCTGTCAAACAAGGCGCATTGTTCTGCCGGGTTGTGCGATTCTGGGTTGATGCCAGCACGCCGCAACATTCCCAATTGCTTCTCCGAAAGACGCCTTTTGTACCAATCAGAAAAGCGCTTGGACTTGATCGAAAGAACCTGAAACGGGTCAGAAGAGCGCAATTCGTATTCAACTGTTGCCCGAATCCCCTTGCGCTTCTTCCTGGTCTCGTTCTCAGCGTCTTGGTTTAGGTCTTCGTAATCAGGCGCGGGCTCATCCTCTTCGTAATCCGGGTGGTCCTGTGCGTATCCTGAATCGTCTGCAGGGATGACAGGTTGGCCGTGCTCTGTCCAATCAACGTGTTTGCCGCCAAGGACATCCTTTGCGCACATCAAGCTATGCCTGCCTGCATTGCCAACGAAATCAATAACAGTCAACTTGGCTTTGTCACTGTCAGCAATGGCTTGCCGACGCAAGGCCGGGTCTTCAATGCCATCAAGAATCCCGGTCAACGGCCTTGTCCCCCTTCCGCAACATTGCGCATACAAAGAACGCGACTGCGTGGGTCGGGCCATTACAACGCAAGCAATGCCAGGAACATCAAAGCCTTCGGTAGCAATGCCCACGTTGACCAAATACTGAATTTTGCCAGACACATAGTCTCGAATGATCTTTTGTCGCAAATCTTTTGGCATCTTGCCTTCAATGGTTGCGGCTGAACCGGGCTTGGTTCGATTAATAATCTCGGCCATGCGTTCGGCGTGTGCAACACGAGTTGCAAAGATCACTGTTTTCTTGTCACCGGCAATTTCCATCGTTGGAACCACAACGCCATGCAGGTTTTTTTCTTCTTCCATAATTCTGCCAAGATCACCTTGATTGAAATCACTGCCAACATTTCTGCACGCAGAAAAGTCTAGGGACTTGACGTACACCCTATGCACATCAAGAGGGACAAGCCAGCCATCGTCTATGGCGTCTGACATCTCATACTTAAAGGCAACAGAATCGAACACCTGGCCAAGGGCAAGTTCGTCTGCTCGATCAGGAGTTGCGCTTACGCCAATAATCTTGCAACCAGCTTTGGCAAACTTTTCAATGACCCTTCGGTAAGAAGGGGCGCAAGCGTGGTGCGCTTCGTCAACAACCAGCAAGGAAAAATCTTCCGGTCTAAACCGATCCATTCTTCTGCGATAAGACCCAGCGTTGAGGGTCTGCACACTTGCCACAACCACCTTGCTGCGATTGAAAAAAGATTTCTCGTCAGACTGCAAGTCAGCCATCTCAATTGCAGGGCGCTGCCCCGTCACTGTGTGGATTTTGTCTGCCGCTTGATGAACCAAGATGTCTCGATGAGCAATGACAAGCGCCCGCTTCTTGGCAAGCTGCACCGCCTTTGCAAACACAATTGTTTTGCCTGTTCCAGTAGGCATGACCACAAGCGCGGATTTATGTTCGCGCAACGTGACCTTCAGACTGTTGATGGCCTTTTCCTGATAATCCCGTAAAAGCATCTACCGCCCCTTCAATAATCAGGCTGTTCGTCTACCCACCCATCATCTTCAACGGGGTCAAGGGCGCTTGCGTCTTCTTGTACAAAAACTTCCGTGTCAGTTGAGCCCGCGCCCATGGAGTCGCGCCAACTTTGGGGCCCTCCACCAGTTTTGTATTGATCAGGCGCCTCCTCAAACACGGACTTTGGAACCCAGCCAAGACCCAAACAAGCGGTGCATTTCTCGTCACCAATCTTGCCGCTTCCCGAACAATAAGGGCACAAACTGTGCGGCCTAGCCATCTTCAAGTTCGATTTCAGATTGTTTAGATCAATGCGAAACTCGTCCATGTCAAGCCAAGCGCCATCGTCCTGGCTGGCTATGCCTTCAATTACAGCGCCAATTCGCTTTAGATTGTTCAAGCAATGTTCGAAATCATCGTGGAGCTTACGAAAGCCGTCCTCAGACTCTTGCTTTTCATGTGCGCCAACATCGGGCCCATCGTGAACGTGCTCTGCAATCAGGTTGTTCTTAATTCTTTTAAGCTGAGATCCGGTTACAAGCGTGGGGTCGTTGACCTCATCGACAGCACGTGAAAAAACTTCTACCTTGTCTTCGTCGCTCAAATCAGAAAGCTGTCGCGCCTGCCATTCGTTTTCAATCGGGACAACTTCTTTGACTTCAACAGCCTTGATCATCTTTCGCGCCCAATTGCTCCCTTTTTGCCAGCGCTCGGTGCAATAGTCTTCAAAAGACTTGTAGTTGCCCTGCCAAAGTTTATCGTCGCGAATTTCCAACAAATTCATACCGATACGAAACACCGCCTTGAGATCATCAATAATCTCGGTTTCCAGCGTCAGCAATCGATAGGCGTCTTCCGAGGCGTCCGTCAAATCTATTTTGTCGCTCACTCCCACACCGCACTTCCTGCCGCTTTGTTCGCGGCATCAACAATTTTATCTTTGCGACCAAAAAACTCATGCCACGGCGTGGTTTCCATTTTGCTTTTTACAAACGAACCCGCCGCTTCAAAATCCTCTTGTGTTGCTGTGCCGTCTACTGCAATGTCCAGGCTTTCCAAGACGTGCTTTGCATTCGTAAACACGTCTTTGGGTACAGCAGCTTCAGACCACTCGCCCACCATCCGGGTAAACTCTTCCTTCGGTGTCTCTGCAGCGCGTTCTTCCGGAACCTCCCTTTGCGGCGTTGGCGCCTCGACCACAATGTCTACCGCGTTGTCAGCAGGCTTGGCTTGTTCCATTTCCTCTTGTGTGTAAATCCCACTCAACTCAGCCGGAAACGCCTTGCGAAGCGCAAGGGCCTCCGCACACTTGCCAAGCATCAGGTGAGGCATCTTGCGCCACATGAACCCCTGCTTGTCACCTGGGAAGTATTGATCCCAGCGAGCGCTTGCGGTGAATGCGCAGCGGGTGCCGTGAACAATTTTGTAGACAGTCACCGTCGCCTTGCGCGGAATGTCCTCTTTGTCAAAAACAGGATCGTCGTTGCCCGCGTAACACTTTGTTCGGTCGGCCATGTGCCGGTAGCCATCAATCCCCGTAGTGATTGTCATGTTGTTGCCGCGAATCTGCGGGTAGATTTGGTTGGCAATGGGATTCAGGCCATACCTTTTGGCTGCGCGAATGAAAACGTCAAGGTTCTCTTCTGACAACCGAAAGCGATCTCGCAAATAGTTCTCTTCTTCTTCCGAAAAAACCAGTTCAGCCATTTAGTCATCTCCTTCTAGTTGCACCGTGTCGTATCTGGTGCAAAAGTCTTCTGCCTCGCAAATTCCACAACCAACAGGGTCAGGGTTTTGAGGCCAATAGCCCTTCTTGTACATCTCAACCTTCTTGCACAGCGCTTTTGCTGCGTTGTCGGCCTGAGAAGGCTCAAACCTTACCACGCGAACGACTTGCCGGATTGGCCTGTCATCGCCCTTTTTGAATTCTCTTTGAATACCATCGTCATCTTTAGTTATCACCTTCCTGGTGTACGGCTTCAGGGACGGCAGATGTATCCACGCCATGCCGGGGTGTTCGTTCAGTGAAAACCAAACGTCTTCCTTCTGAAAGAACACCTTTCCGTGTTTGCAAGCAAGCCAATACAGCAGGAATTGCTGATTCCTTGCTAGGTATGCTTTGGATGGCGTGTCTTTTCGCCACTTCCAGTCAAACACAGTTAAACCAATGCCAGGGCCAACTTCGCGCTCGCCCCTGCAGCCAAACACATTGTCTTTGTCGTGAATGACCAGATCCAAATGACTGGCAAAATCCAAAGTAGAGCCCTCCCCATTTGGGTATGAACACCTAATGGGCACCTCGGCGCCAATGTGTTCCGTCTGAGCGAACAGGGGCCCCAGTCTGCGGATGTAAGCCTCAAGCACAACCTCCAGTTCATCCGGCAACTCGGCCTTCAGGGCGGTCTCTGCTGCGTCTGTGATGATGCGGTTGTCTTTCTCCATGTCTTCCCGCAAGGCGTACGCGGCGTAATCAATGGCTTTCCACACGGGAACGTCTTCGCCCCCCCAATGCGAGGTTTTGTGTGCGTGCAAATACTCAAGCGCACTGCCAGCAAGCATGCCCCGTATCATCGCGGTGGGCGCCCGGTTGCTGATCTTGCCTTGAAGACGCAATTTCACGCGTGCGGGGCAGTGGTCAGTCAAATCGGTGCTGTGCCACTCTGCGGTGTCTTCTGGTTTCACAAGGCATCCTTTCAATCGCGGCCAATGTAACTCCCCCCAACCCGGAAGGTGCGGTTGGGGGGAGTTCCTTGCAGGCAACAAGCGTGCAAGGGAGAAACATAGATCAGTAATGAGTGGGTCGGTGTGCGTAAACGGGGTCAGCGAACGGGCCCATGATATCTTCTAGATCAGAAAGCCTGGAAAAATTGCGATAGGGCTGTTCGTTGTGCATCCCCATGTCCGATGGTCGGCGTTCATAATCTAAAAGCAGGGCGTTCCCCCGCAGCACAGTTTTGTGTGCGTGCAAATACTCAAGTGCGCTGTTGGCACGCGGATTCCATGGAAAGTCTTCAAGATTGCGACTTTCCCCCCACGCCATCAAAAAGAAACTAGCCCGTGCATTTTCAAAAGCAGGCAAACCAAACGAAATTGCCACCGGCTCAATGCCCGTGCGCTTCACCAGTGGTGCCACGGTTGGGCTCTCGCGCAAGGGCGTTGCCTTGGTGTCACCTACTACGCACGCCAAAATGTCTTTAAACATCTTGTGCATGTCTTTTTCAACAAAGTCCTTGCGAATAAAAGCAAGTCTGCATGGCTCTTCATTGTTTTGTGGCACCAACACTCCGCGCAAAAAGCGCCGGTTTTCAACGGACATAACTGTCTCCAAGGCTTTGAACGGGAAGCTTGAACATTTCAGCAAGCTTTTCAACGTCCAAATGTAAACGAGATTGATGAATTGATTTTATTGTCACATCAGACGGCTGAGATCGCCCCCTGCAAACCAGATTGTTGAACCCGTCAACGACGTTGCTTACAACTCGAAAGCCAGGTTGGCCGCCCGAAAACAACTCGCCGACCGAGCCGACGTAAAACGAATCCGACCGCTCGCTAAAAACCACATAGTCTGCGCCGTCTCCAGACTTGCACCATTCGATTGCGCCAATTTTGGTGTGCGCTGTGTGTATCTTCGAGCAAATGTTGTATGTGACAAGAAACACATTCCACACTGATTGCCTCTCTTTGTAAACGCATTTGTATAAAGCCAAAATGACCCTTTCGTAAAAAGAAATGGCAGTTTATTGCGTCATGCCAAGGACGCTGGACGTACCCATTCGGGCGAGTTGATCGTGAAATGCTGCGCACGGGCTGGGAGGGTGAGTAGTTTCTCAGTGTCGGCACAAGCCTAACTATGGCTCGACATGTATGCCTCCTACCTACCGCCCCCCTTGACAGTGCCGTCGCACCGCGCCCGTGGCCTTGCAAGATGTTCGTATCCCCTCGTTCTTTTATCGTTCTGTGAATTGATCAATTGCAGTGCTGTTTTCAATTGCAGCAAGCAGAGTATTCGACACGTGCTTGGAGGCAAGGATATGCACGTTGACCTCCTCCAGGGCTTTTTTGTCAGTGATGACGTGCCCCTCGCTGGTGTGAATCTCAAGCGCTTTGACATCCAACAACTCGTGCAACTCGATGTACTCACCCACGAACATCCCGTTGTCGAAATCTTCCAAGATCAGGCCATCGACATCCGCGTCAAGAACAACGGTGAACAAATGATGGGGGGCAACCTCGTTGCCAACCTCTTCCCATTGGCACCCATATATCTCAGCCTTGTTCGTTCGAAACTCAGCGCCATATATCCAACAACTGTGAGGCCGACTACGCGTTTCAGTCATTGTGCCCAAACCTCCCCATCAACTCGTGCATGTAGGGACCCGTGGTCCAGTCAGCCATCGTCTCTTCAACGGAATGGCCATGAATAATGAAAAACTCGCCCATGAAATGGGTTTCGTCTTCGACGGCGCTGTAAAAAGCCACCACAGCCCCGTCAGCGTAAGCGTCTACTTCTTCAACCGCATCACCAACATCTTTTGTAGCCAAGCTGATGTCAGACCTGTGTGTGCCAATTTCCACCCAATTGTCGGGGCGGTCGGCCAGGTGGTATGCAATTGGTCCCGCATAAACCGCTCTTCTTTGTGCATCAATGTTGTTCACAATGAATTCCTTGCAAATGCCTCAATCATGAGTGAAACCAAAAACGTGCCAAAAAACACAACGCCAGCAAGCAACGCGGTCAATTCAATAGCTCGTATCACCTTGTAGTAATCCAGCTTCATAAGCCCCTTCACTTTCTGATGTCAAAAATCCATTCATTGCCATCGTCAAATACCACATGCAGAGAAACTCGCCCATGAAGTGGTTCATGGTTTCTCTCGCGCTTTACAATGTCAATTGCATCAATGCTTCCGGAATCCATCTTTTCGCCGTCGTTCGTGCAGCCCTGCAAATAAACAACAGGCCGTCGCATCTTCTGGAATTCACATTTCAAAATTTCCATACCGTCATTGGCGTTCGGCATGCTCGTCCCCCTTCGCGCTGTCTTTTGTCTTCATCTTCGCAATCGTGTCGGCGTACATAAGAGCAGCCTTTGCTTCAATCAACAGATTGAGGTGCTCAAGCGCCGTCTTTTCAAGGTCCGCGACGAGATCAACCAGTCGCTCGGTGTCATCCCTAGCGTTCATATACATCTCCTTTCGGTGAGAGTTGGCGAATCGTACCACATGAATGCCCTTGCGTGTTGTTGGCGCAATAAAAAACCCCGCGAGTTTGTGAAAACTCAAGCGGGGCTGAAAGGGGATGAACGTGCATCCTACCATGACAAGGTTGCGCTTTGCAAGCGCTTGGAATTTACATCATGCCCGCAAGCACGAGGATTGACGCCACTCCAGACGTTTCGCAATACTCGCAGTACCCTTTCCTCATATCGGGTTCGCAGGCGTCGTAATGGATCTCGCCGCACGACACGCAGGCTCCATGGTTCACAGAGTCCATCAGGGCCTCCTCCATTGCGGTGGTTATGCATCCGCCGGTTGTTTCGTCCGCAATCCGCTGGGCGAGCATTCGCCGATTCATCGCTGCTTCAGGCATTGTTGCCCCTTTCAATTTGAGATCTCAGGCATCGGAGGGCCGATGGCCCCCACTCAGCGTAGTTTGTACGGGTCTTCGGTTCGCTCCAGATACGCTCCCAGACTTCCGGGATGACATCACCATCCCACGCGCCGAGTCCTGGGGCCCGGATGTCGCTGAACTGGTCTTCACGACCGATGTTGATGTCCACCCACGACTCGATGCACAGGGCCAGCATGTAGAGCTGCTCGCGACGTTCGTACGCGCTCTCCCCGTTGTAACTAGTGACGAACCAGTCGTAACCGTCCGGGCAGCTCTCCTTCAAATCGTAGATGGCCTCGATGATCAGGCCGTAGGTTTCCACCAGTCTTCGGTGGTACAGGGTCAGGTGATCATTCACTGTCTTGCTCCTTCGCCTTTTGGATTTTGTTCCATTCATACGCGAACATCACGGCGTCGTGAATTGTCGTGTAGTACCCGAGGGCCCTCCAGCGATCCGAATCCGAGGAAAAGCTGGCCCTGTCCCCAATCGTATAGACGCCGAGCCAGTAGTCCACGATCCGCTCATCGTCGAGGGGCACGTTTTGAGTCGTGGAGTCGGCATCCCAATCGCTGTCGGGATCGACTCCCTCGTGCAGTTGGTTCGCTTCGATCACAAACACGAGGCCATCGATTTGCAGGTACATCGTGTCGGGCTCGCAGGCGTCGTCGTGCAAGGGGTTGCTCATTCGGCTACCTCCTCGACTCCGAAGACGATCACGGGGCGCTCATCGCCCCACAAGGTCTTGATGCCGATTTCGGTGGCGCCGACAGGAACCAGCCCGCGACGTTTCGCGAACTGGTACAGCATCCGCACGAATGCGACGAAGTCCTCGTCGCCCATCTCTACTTCGATCTCTTTTGTATCAGGCATTGTTGCCCCTTTCAGTTGTCAAAAAACCGGAACGCATGAACCACTTGAAATCTGGATCCTGGGCCATTGCGATCAATTCCGCCAACTCGTTGCGGATTTCACGCCGCATCCATTGGACCTGCACAATGCACGAAAGCCGTGCGGGCTCAATTGGCCGCAATTCTTTTTTGATGAACAGACACAACATCCGAAAAAGCTGCACCCGCAACGGCAGCAGTTCCAGCGCCAATTGACCGAGCGCGTCATACGTCCGCGCCAAATTGCGGATTTTGCGTTCGTGCGAATTATCACCCGCGAATTCCCTATATAGCTCAGGATTGACAGGCGCAGCGGAATAGGTCAACGGGCCCGCGTGGTCTGAATTTGTCATGGTTCGCCCTTTCAGTGGCTCGGATAAACTACGTCGATAGATGGATCAGCGCAAGCCGTGCAGGCTCCGCACTTCGCCCGATCACTCCCCGTCTTCAGCTTTTGTGCAGCGACAGCAGGGCAGACGATGCACCGGCGCCCGGTCGCCTTGCGCCGATTGGATGCCGCGATCTTTGCCGCATCGACACCCCCGCCGACCGTGACCCACGACACGGGCCCGGACGCCTCGACGAATCGCCGCTCGGTCGTCCCAGACTCGCGGACAGTCACCCCGAGCCCGCGCAAGGCCCGCCGATACCGTGCCGCTTTCGCTTTTGTCTCGATAGGGAAATGGATCGGCACGCCGTGCCCGACCAGCCACGCGCAGAGATCGCGCAAGGCGCGAACGTCATCAGCACCAGGCCGAGCGGGTAGCGAACCGGAAACCATGAACCGGAACCATATGGGCGTGAACCCGGCACGCCGCGCCGATTGAAGTTCGGTGAGAGCATCGCGACAGGTGGCCGCGACCCCCTGCGCGTGATGCCGGTCCAGCTTCGCCGAGTATGCCCGGTAGCGCTTCTCGGTTCGCTCCGCGTAGCAGCGGGTCCCATAGTGCGGGCACCGCTTGGAGCAGTGCGCCGAAGCGCTGGGCGCGAAGGAGAGCCCCAACGAACCGGGGGCCCCCTTCCCGAAGTTTGTACAGGTTTGCGCGATTACCTTTAGACGCATTCTTCACCCGCTTCCCGAATAGCTTTTTCGTGCTTGTGGAGATCGTCCGCCGCCGCGTAAAGCGCCGACCGGAGCCCATCGAGCGGGTGATGGTCGTACGTCTCACCCTCGGGGATGATGTCATGCAGGACCGTCCCGAGATCCTCCGCGTGTTCATCGAGCGCCGACGCCATGCCGCGCATGATGCCCGAGAGCATCGACGCGAGCCAGCTTGCCGCGTGGGGATCAGGGACATCGAAGTCG